ATACTCTATCATGAAATCTCTGTGTTCCATGTAGAGCGGGATCTCTTCGTTTTCATCCGGGATACCCCCGGCGTCTTTCACACATTTAATATATACTGCAGATGCATTCGCACCGGTTCCGTACAGTAATATACTATTCTGTTTCTGATTCAGCGCATTGGCAATAGTCTCAGCTAAGTCTTCCTCCGGGCCGGGCGTTGTTGTCCATGTTGTGCACTGGATTCGTGCATGTGCATAGCCTGCCGTATTGGTTATGACATCTCTAATGTTGTCAATCTTTGCAACGGTGATCGCGGGAAATGTAGGGCTTGTTGGTAGCTTCTTTCGGTGAACTCGTGTACCAGCCACGCCAGCGACCCCCGTATCAGCCTTGAGAAGTGTGATAATTGCATAAGTGATGTCCTTCATCAGAATATTGCCTCCGCGTAAATCTGTTTATACTTACCCTCATTCTTGTCCATCGTTGGTCTAAAGTGGGGTTGTGCGGGTTGATTATACACACGCCCTAAGCTGTCGGCACCCACGAAACCATATTCAAGCCTTTTGCCATAAGGTAAATTGGAACCAACAACGGCGGTGATTGCATCCAATACTTCAGGGTGGATAGATCGTCTATATGTGCCCCCAGTTATACCCGAATCATCATGACGATATGGGGAGGCCAATCTAACATCGTTGGAATATGCCTGCGCTGCAAGCTTTAAGGCGACCTTCTGCTTCTTAACGATCTCGGATTGGAAGAGTTTGAATGCCGCCTGCACCTCTCTGATGCCTGTGCTTTTAGCCAATCTTTACCAACCCCAAAAACCTGCTGATCTGTGTGATAATTACAGTCACAATAAATGATACTGTGGCTGCGATGCCTATCAGCTTTGCCTGGAACAATTCAATCTTTCCAATCCTTTTGACTAACTCCACCTTCTCTTCCTCATACTTCTCAAGCAGGCCCTTAATCATGTTCACGTTTTCGTCAATGCGGATCAATCGGTCATGGTCCGTCTCATACGGGGGCATCAAACCACCGCCGCCAGCTGGCAGGTTATGTGGGATATGTTCGCAACCGCCGCCTCATAAATCACCTTGCGATTGTATGCAGTATAAGTCCCGGTGAACCCGTCAATAATACTGATAATCTTGTCATTGTCTGCGATCACTGCATCCGGCCTCAGCAGTATTTTCGGGATCGATTCCAGATATGAGACAGCCCCGTTGACCACTATCTTCTCTTTGCCCTGGCTGAATCGACATTTTACTGACGTGTCTGCCGTCACAGGCACCTGATTCCCATACGCATCTGTGGTGTAGGTGCCGGTTGCGTGCCGGATGGTTGCCGTGTGTATCTGTAGTGATGTCGGGAATACCATTTTACCCCCTCATAGTCAGATACGGATCATCCGCGTTGGGCGTAATGCTAATGTAGGTGTTCGTGCTGTTTGCGGATGCGATATAGGAATCCATCGCCGAATATGCTTCAGAGGTAAACCGTTTGGCTTCTGCCGGGCTCACGGAGAATGAGATATCCCCCACAAGTGTCTGTGACGCGGGCCGTGCAAGCTCAATTGATAATCGATCAACGATCATGACCATCGTCAGTTTAATCGATGCGGATTTCAGACTGTTACTCACCGTTGGTGCGGGGTATCCCTTGGCCGTCAGATAGGTCACTATGTCGGCGTCAGCCTCAGCAATGAACGATGTGATATTGGCTTCTGTGATTGTGCCTAAGCTTGTACCTGTCCTCAGATAGACGTCTGCTGCTACACAGTATGCCAATCACTCACCATCCGCATGATAAATAGTTTTTCTGAGATAATTTCCGGGGAACTGTTCTGCTGATCCTGTTATTTTTGCCATACCTAATCACCTCAAAAAAAGGGATCAGGATGCTGGCTGAGATGCCACCATCTTAGTGTAGTCCATCTGTGCAGCCCCAATGTCCCATTTGATCGCGTAGTCAATGGTGTTATTCTGGTACGAATACATGTCGCTGCCGCCACCAATCATCATAGCGTCCGGTGCCTTCCGGTACAGGCGAGGGGTGAGATATCCTCTCATGGTTGCAAACGACACGGCTGCAGTGCGTCCAACGTTTGGATCTGCATACAGATACCACTGTTTGTTAGCCACAGCATTGTCAACAGACACGAGCGGGATTTCCTGATCAACTGCGACCTGAAGACCTGCGTAGGGATTGCGCTGGGTTGTTCGGACATCGTTGGTGTCATCGATGACTTCCATGGTGAGAGCATTTACAATCTCTTCTGCCTGAACCTTAAGCGCAGGCGGGACAATGAGACCTTTTGGCTCACGGTATACTGCTCTGCTGGTGGGGTCCACCATTTTTGACATAGCCACAACTGCCTCTTTTACAGATGCAATTGACAGTTCTGAGGTAATCAGATTTCCCCGCCCCGAGGTGAAGAACGTTGCATGTGCCCCGTCTTTGTCTGCGATCATCTGGGTTGCAAGGTTTTCGGCGGTGAATGCTGCCTCTTCAGAGAAGTATCCAGGAATCTCGTTGAACGCTCCAAGGGAATCGTTCATAATCGCCTGCCGAGTGAGTGCCACACTCTCCGCATATGACTGCACGGAGATCGTGTATTTGTCATCGGTGAAGTATGTGACTGGGAGATCAGTCCCTTCTTTCTGGACCTGCATAAGCCGTTTGTTGCCCACAAGTCCTGCAAGAGTGTTCACCTTGAAATCATTCACCATCGAGGGCTTAGTCCACATCTTGTATGAGACTGGATACCTTGCCAGCATGCCCATAAGCATGGTGTTGAGGTCAGCGGTGAGCACATAGTCAAAGTCTGACGTGCTCATGGTTTCCATAAGGTGATCAACGCGCTTTACACTGTCCGCTTCCGAGATGAGATCCCAGACATCAGACTTTCTCTGCAGCATTGCTGCCTCTCCCAGTTTGCGAGATGAACCCCGCGCCCCGAAAGTATCAATTGGGTTTGGTGCTTCGTAGAATTTAGTCATTTATTCAGACCTCCCTGTAGAAGATGTATGCGTTCCCAACCATCGCCGCAGCGGTTGCAACAAGAATCTGCCCTGTGATAAACGCAGTTGTTCCTCCATTCTCATCAAGTTTTGCGACGGTGTTGCCGTTGGTTCCTGCGTCAAGCACCACAAGATTGTCATAGATATCCACCGCATTGAGGTCAATACCGTCAATCAGGTTGTCACTTGCAGTTGCTGCAGTTGCACCAGATCCAACATTCAGGACTGCGTCAGCCGTCCCGCCTGCGGTTGTAATGTCTATTACAACCCTGTTTACCATGATCGGCACAGCCTCAGGGTTCTCCCATGCGAGAGCGAATACGTTTGCAATACCTGCGGTAAGTGCAACTTCAACCACTTTCTGTGCGTCTGTTGCGAGTTTTGCATTTGTGACGTTCAGATCTGCGATCTTCGCGGTGGTTACCGCATCAGCTGCGAGCTGAGTTACCCCAATTGCCCCGGATGCAAGTATCCCGCCGGTGTCAGCTACGTGATGCACGCTGACTGTTGAGGTTTCGCCATCGTCCACGATTGCGTTTGCATACCCAAAGAAAACCCCAGTGCTGTCGTTTGAAAGCACAACAGGAGTTGCCTGAGATGCAAAGAGCGATGCACCAACTGCAATACCTCCAGTGTTACTGTCAACCACAGAAAGACTGTAGTCCTTTGGGCCAAAATCAACGGATGTGTATCCGTCGTCATCTTCGTCAGTGATTGCCACACCGGACCGAAGACCAAAGAGCACAACGCCGCCACTCGCGGGGATTGCGGGATATGTTGCGATCACAGATTTCCTGTAACCTGGATCATACAGTACATTGTTTGCCATGTTCAAGCCTCCTTATACCCAGACAGTGCTTCTGCAATGTCCTTCGATTTTCCCATAGCGATATGCGACTCATAAAGCTGTTTCTTTGATTCCGTGAGATCAGCGCCGGTGTCTCTTGCACCGAGGTCATGCACGCCGCCATTGCCGGACTCCTTCAGGATCTCGTCAATGTATGTCTGCTCTGCGGTGACCGCGGCCTCGATCATCTTGTCAAACTCAACGGTATCAATGACGCTGTCCTGATCCGGGATTTTGCCGAATGCGAGAGACTCGGTAACCCTCTTCTGAGAGAGTGCAGGCAGCTTAGACTCTGCAACCTTTGCGAGTGCATATGTCCTCCCTTCCAGAACAATCAGCTTAGCACCCGCTTCTTTGAGTGCTTCAGTGAGTTCAGTATTCTTAACCTGTGCTTCGGTAAGCTTCTCCGCGATCTTATCGCCGTCTGCTTCTTTCATGAACTCCTTTTTAAGGGCTTCCATGATCTTAGTGTCCTTTCTTACATCACCAATAGTAATCTTTGTTTCAGTAATAGTATCATCTCCTTCTTTTTTCTCGGTTCGTTTCAGCGTCTCTGCGAACACCGCTTTGTAATGTCCGCCCGCTCCGGGCAGCGTGACAAAATCCACGGTGTTAAAAGCATCAGCAAAGATTTGGGTAATGATCTTCCCTTCTTTGTCCTCTGCCTTGCCCCACTCATCATCCCCATAGACGCTATGAGATACCCCGATATGCTCACCCATCGCTTTTATGGATGCGGCGTAAGTTGGAAAAGGTTTCGCGGTAGAATAGACACCTGCTCCGGTTGGGTTTTCTGGCGTCTTGTCCCATCCATCTGAGTCATACCATGCATCCTGCGTGAGTGCCCCTGCCAGGTTTTTGAGTGATCTTTCTGGGCGTGACCAATCTTCCTGTTCGGTCGGATGATCCCACCCCATGTGCATCCCGGCATGATAGACCTTGTCTGTCACCGCCTTCTGCAGAACGGATTCAGGATAGTATCCGGATGATCCCCACCCCGGTTGGATAATGTGCACGTCCAGTTCACCGGCTTCTGCTCCGGCGGTGGCTTCGCGTAGTCGTGAAACGATACCTAATAGGTTAGATTTCATTTACACAATTTAATTTAAGTTAAGGATATAAAATAGTGTGTGAGATTGCTATAGGATTCAACTGCTGGTTTTAGTCAAATGCCAGTCATAATAATATTCTCTATAACATTTGTCACAAAGCAATATTTTAACCCCATGTGTTTTGCCAGCAACACAAGGTTGAGGTTTGGATAATGCAGATCTCATAAATTCCAAATTCCCACCGCAGACATGGCATTTCATTTCATGCCAATCCCCTCAGTTTATGCACATCCGGGTGAACGTCTGAACCATGTGCATCCACATAGTTATTGCAGATGCACTGCGTGCCTTCCCAGTCAGACACATAAGTGCAGTTACATCCCGTAATCTTGCAGTGCGTCACGTCCTCGATTACGCTGCCATACCCGTTCTTGCAGGTGTTTATCATTTATCGCTCACCCGCTCAGGATTCTTAAACAGCTTCCGGCACTGAGGGCAGGTGATCCACCATGCCTTGCCCTTGTAGGTCCATTCGTGGCCGCACTCTTCACGCGGGCACTTTACTTTAATCATATCTTCTGCTCCTTTCTGATGCGCTTGATGTTCTTCTCGTAATCGCTTTTTTTGGGTTTGCGCAATGATTC